AGATTGCATCAGTGTCAGCGTCAGCACTCATTAGTATAGCGTCTTGTGCGCTAATCTCAAGAAGGTCTGCAACTTTTTGGGCTGTAGTGTACGCTACTGCTTCAGGGTCAAGAGGCCGAGTTTCCGGCTCTCCGGGGCTGAATACCATTGGCACACTTTATTCCCCCTCACAATGGAATTGCATTCATGTTCCAAGAATCTGCTCCTAAACATTCTGCACAACCGGATGTGCCGTAATAAGTATGAGTTGCTGGTTTTTCTCCACATTCTTCACACATGCTTTGTTTTAACAAACTCCAAGCATCTCTAAATGCGGTCTGTCTTGATGTCTTAAAGTAATCAGGATGGTCAGCATCCATAGGCACATGTTGCCTTTCAGCCGCATCTTCTTCATTGGGCTTTAGAGTCTCACGAAGTCGGCCCATATCATCAAACAAATCACTGCCTCTTTTAGCATTGACTAACTTACCAGCGTTCATTGTTCTTTCAGTTTCAGGGGTAGTGTGATAATCACTATTATCTCTCATCATATTATTAGATGTAAGTGTTTCTTCCTCATCGTGTTCTTTTCCGGGTGCAAACTGACTGTCAATTGCCGCCATCTCACCTTCAGGGTCAGGCTCGGATAATTCTTCTTCAAGTCTTTGACCTTCAAACGGTACTCTTTCGCCCATAAACTTGAGTCCATGCTCATCAGGATTTTCTAATGCCTGTCTCATGAGTGCTTCTCTTGCTTGAGTGAATTGCTCTCCTGAAGAGTCACCGCCAGCCCCTCTCAATGCTTGTGCGGCTTTCTTGTTAGCCCACTGTTGAAGTTTTAATTCTTCACCTTCGGCTGTAAGTACTTTCTGTCTATGAGGTCTAATTGCTTTAATGAGTATTTTTCCCATAGTATTACATCCTTTTACTTTCATCTCGATGGCCTAAGTTATATTCCATTGGTTTATCACACGCACCGCATGTTGCTCTCCACATAAAATGTAGAAAACCACAGTCGGTGCATCTTGTACCTGCACCTATGTTTAGTATATCCCCTATATCACGGTTGCGTTGGCGTTGTTGTTGTGTAACGCCCGCCAAAGGCTTGTCCGTGTTACTAACTACATCGCCACCGTACTGATAATCAGCCTTGGTGCCTTGTTTGCCCCCTCTGACTACATCAGAAAGGTCAATGTTCCTAACATCGAATGCCATACTTACTCACCTCAAACTGTGTAGGTAAGTAAGAAATAATGATTACCAAGTGATGTAAACGGTTCTATGCTAATGAGTGCGGTTGTACTACCAGCCGATACACCAAGCGCACCAGTACCACCAGTGGCTCTAATGTCCGCTTGTATAAGCGCAGTTGCCGTTCCATCAGACATCATTTTAGGACTGTAGGGGCCAATTACTCGACTACCGTAGCCACTTAATACTGCCAAGGTTCATCACCTCAACGCTGTCCTAAAATCCACCAGCGACCATCTTGAGTGTGTGCTGTGCTTGTGTTACCAAGATTGCCGTTTCCAAATACTACAACATTATTAGTTGTATCAATAGAAACTGCAAGGCTACCATTGTTTAGAGTAACTGCGCTTTGGTCAGGGCCGAGTTTATGGAGGTTTTCATCATCTACCATATCTCCACCAGTCAAAACACCACCGGCTACGGTAATGGAAGTTGCACTACCAATAGCAGTAATAACTCCAACTCTTTTACCTACATCAGTATAGAGTGTTTCTCCTATGTTCCAATGTAGTCTTGCATCAACTGAATCCACTGTAATAGCGGTTGCACCTGCTGCTAAATTACCACCCATGTTAATTTTAACTCCGGTGTCGTATAGACTTGTTACATGACCACCTGCTGCAAAGACATTAGTTAGTAGTCCATCGAATGATACATCTGTACCACCATCAGTGAAAGTCCCAGTAAGCATGAGCATATCACCCATTACATGTGTTCGTACATCTATTGTATTACTTGCTGCCATTATTGTTCATCTCCTAATTCTGTTATTGGATTTAAGTGCCCTGCAACGAGTGCAAGTGCCCCTGTCTTAGTGACATAGCCACTGCCTATATCTACATTGTTGTCTGCAAGCCATTGTAAAATGTCTCTTCGACTCCATGTAGGGTCAGGAATACCTTCACGACTATTGGAAGACACTACTTCCTCTTCATCACTTATCTCAAAGTGTGATAGAGGAAGTGTGTGTCTCCACTCGTTTAACCATTCTTGAGTAACTTCTACTACTTTCCCTCTTAACCAAGGGCCGATAGTGTCTGCTCTGCGCCTTTCATAGAAAGGCCCAAGAAAGGTTACGGAAGGCACTTAATCACCCTCAGTTAAGCAAAACCGCCGTTACAGTACCCGCACCAGCCGCTTCTCCGTGAAGAACGATTGCAGGTAGAGCAGCACCAGTCTTAGAGGCTGGTGCATTTCCTGTGTTAGTAAAGGTTGCAGATAGTGTCTTGTCTGCTACTGCAAAAGTAGTACCGAGTACTCCAATAATTTTTGAAGCCCCTTCTGTAAGAACCAATACCTGTTCAGCCGCATCAGCAAGTGTGAATGCGATTTGTACTAATCTCATACTACCGTTTGCGTTTGTGGTGTTAGTGTTCTTTGCTTTGAATCCATCAAGTGCGCCCGGATAAGAACCTGCTGCTGCACCGCCGTCAAGCCATGCTGTTTCATCAACAGGAGTTCCTGTACGCATGTCAAGGTCTAAAAGAACCGAGACTGTTCCAGTATCGAAATCTCCATCATCGAAAGATATTGTTAATCCCTTTTGTGTTTTTGTTTCTGTTGTCATAATAAATCATCTCCTTATTTTATCTCCAAACATCCTCACTTCAAGTCTCGGACTGAACCGTGACCTCCAAAGAAAGTAGTCCATAACTCTCCCATAGTGCGGTACATTCCTTCTTGTCCAAGGCGGTTGATAGCGAATGGGTCGCCAGTTTCAATACCGGACTCAAAGTACTGTGTTGGAATTGCTGTACTAAAGTATAGATAATCTGTGTCAAGGAAGTACATTCTGCTTAGTGTGTCAGTCTGTACATCCTTGGAAGGGATAATTGGTACACCGTTGTATGTTGCTACGATAAATCCAGCCTCAATACCCGGTACACCCTTAACACCGTTATAGGTAGGTGTGACTCTCTTCTCTTCCATGAATCTCTGTTGAGATTGTAGAAGTTGCTGTAGTCTCATCAAAGTGTCATATCCAGTTAGGATAACCTTTGGATTACCACCACGAGTCCAACACTTTTGGAACAGGTCGTCAAGGTGGTCAAGTGAAAGAACACGGTCAGTACCACTGTTCTCATTGTGTTCTGCCAAAGACCATGAGTTTGCACTTCGGTCAATAGAGTACATATCTTCTGCTGAACCACCAGCAGCACCAGTAGTTACACGGTCTAATGACTCAAAATCATTTCCAGCAACAGTAGCCTTATCTGTAGTTAGCATCTTGTTAATATGTTCAGCGTGGTGCTTACCCATTTCTTCCTTTAGGATAGCACGAATGTCGCCAAGTCCGTCATCCTTGTCAGCAAGGAACATTGCAGTTTCAGACATATCGAATGTGTGTACGATTGTCTTAGGTTTTGCAGCAATGTGCTGGAAGGTAGGCTTGGTTGTGTCCGGTAGGGTTGCGTTTTCTGCAACACCGCCACCAACAGTGAATGATGGGCGTGCGGTGATGACTCTCCAACCACTGCGTTCCCAAGGTCGCTTAGGTAGAATGGAGAATGCGTTAAACTCTTGGTTCAACTGACTCCATACTTTGCGCCCGTAAATTGCTTGATAAGTACCTGCTGTGGTACTCATCATAGGTGCGTCAGCCTTGAGTAATTCGCTACCGGAGTAGGAATAACCCATAGCGTTGCCAGCACCGTAGTAGTAGCGTTCCATGTCGTGAATGTTCCTGATATAATCTCTTGCCATTTTTCATCTCTCCTTTATATTTCCTTATTCTCCCCTCATGGTTCTTGAAGCAAGGGCGTGGACTTCATCCCAACCCATGTTTGCCAAGTCCTGTGTGGAAGGAATCTCGATGTTAGATGCAGACTTCTGTATTGCTACTCCGCCGCTTCCAATGTTGTCTATTCGCTCATTAAGAGTTTCAAGGGTCTTCATGATTTGTCCAAGTGGCTCTCTTGCATCAAATGCCGCCTTTTCTTGGTTTGCTTTTGCGATTTGTAATTCGTTGTTGAATCTGTTTGCAAAGTGTCCTTCAAGGTCACTGCGGAATGATTGCTCTGTAGCAGCCGCCTTGTAAACTTCGTAAGCCGCTTCGATGTCCGAATCTGAAACATTTCCGTGGTTTAGGTAACCCTTAGCCATTGAAACTGGGCCAAGTGCCCCTGATGGAGTCTTGCCGCCACTGGAAGTGATTGCGTTAATTGCACCAGTAGATGGGCCACCGTTTTCCTGTCCACGGCCACGGACTTGACCACCAAAGTAGTCAGCACCGTCAACTGCATCAGGATTGTCAAAGCCACCAAGTTGTGCTTTTTCCATTTGGTCAAAGTGTAGTCTTGCCGCTTGTGTATCTACACCAGCAGACTTTAGAGTACCTTCCATCCAACTTAGATATTCAGAAGTAATTACATCGCTGTATTCGTTACCTTTCATGTATGCCATCTTGTCATCACCCTCTTCATCCTTCTTTTCTTCTTTCTCTTCTTTAGGCTCATCATCGCCTTTAGATTCTTTTTTATCAGCAATTGCTTCTTTTAGAGCAGGTGGCATTTCACCTTTTTCCATTTCGTCAAGCCTCTTTTCAAGTCTGTTCATTATATCTGCCATGTCTGTTTCTGTCATGTTTCTATCCTCCTTCAATATACGAAATTGTGCTTCAGGGTTAATTCCTTTTTCACAAATTGTAATCTCATGTAACTCCATTTTTGAAATCTCTTGGTAGTCACCTTTTTCCATATCAGACCTTCGCACTCTTTTGAATGCCTGACCTCCAATGGAAAATCCACGAAGGTTACCTTTGCGGATTTCGGCGGCTACTTCACGAGCCTTCTCTATATCGTTACGGAGTTTAACTACAACAAACATTCCTGTGTCGTCTACTTCAGACTTCCACATTCTACCATTGTTGTCTACATAGGAGTCAATTACTTCTCCTACTTGTATATTGGAATGCGCTAATTGTACATTTCGGAATCTGTCACTCTTCATAAAGTTACCAAAAGCACTGTTTAGTGCGCCTTGTGTAATCAAGTCACCTTGCTTGTCTACTAACTCTACAGAAGCATATCCAGCAACTACTAAATCGGAACCACTCTTGAGAAGAGAGATACCGTCGGTAGGTCGCTGAATTGCCAACATTGCCACAAGAAGTACTTGTAATGGTATTTATACCTAATCTTAACCTTGAGAAACAATTGGCTGGTCATTGTCATAGTCTATAGAAAGATTTTCTCCTTCATCGGTTTGGACTTTAATGTGATTCAGTCGCTCTTTTTCAGGCACTTTCTTTTCATCGTTGTTTTTCTTTTCGCCATCGAAATCAGGTAGTGTTGATTCATCTCTTAACTGGGTGGGGCCACGAGGTGATTCTTGAGGCGTTCCAACATCAATTCCAAGTCCTTTTGGCCCTGTCCAAGTCATTTTTTCTTTTGTTATTGCATCTAAAGTACGAATAATTATCTCTAAAGCCTTCTTCTTATTTTCAGGTTTTAGAATTATATTTTCATCATCTTCCTCAATTATTCCAGCACTTTCTCTTTCTGTGCGTTCTTCTGAAGGTTTATCAGGAATATCTATGATTTCAGTTTCTTTTCTTATGTTACCTGAAATCATAAGGGGTGCAACAGATGACCAAAACGGTAGAAGGCTTTCAGCCAGCACTACAGGATAATCTGTTTTCTTTAGAGAGCCTATTGCACTTGTAGGTGAATGTATTACCCACGCACCATTTAATTCTTCATAAGAGTAGTTTACTATATCTAAATCTTTCATGATTATTTGAATATGGTTATCATCTACTTCTAAATCATGTGGAATTAGAATAGGCGCAAATGACTTAGTTAGTAAATCAAGAGATTCTACACTTGCGGCCCCCTCTCCTTCTCCTTCACTTTCTATCTCTTTAAATTGTACATTGTAAACTGCCCGCTCTTTACGGTTCTTTTTAGTAACACCAGTAATAGATGCTCGTACAATATCCCCAATCTTGAATACTCTTTGTTGGTTGTGTGCTGTACCTACATCCATGTAATAATTATCATCATGTTCAATTGCACGATTACCTAAATCTTCACCTTGATTTATTGGCCCTGCCCCTAATTGATAGGTATATGGCCCTTTACCCCTCCTATCAAGCACAATAAAGTTGTAGTCTTTACTACTACGATACAATACCCATTTAGGATGTCTCCTTTCTCCTTTCATGTAAGTGGATTTGTTGTCCCTTAATAGTATATTATCATGTTCTTCTTTTAGATTCTTTACGGATTCTTCAAGTCCTTCATCATCTGTCATTCTTGTATCGTGTGGGCCGGGTACTATGACATTTTCATGACTATCAAACTGCGAGCGTAATATTTTCAGTCTTTCATACAACTGCATATCTGAAATATTATTATCATCGTAATTTAAAATATCAATAATATTCAAATCTTCTTCCCCAAGAATTGCGTCTATAGTGTAATTCTTTTCATTGACTTTTTCTAATGCTTCTTTAGTGGTTTTACGAAGCCCTTTTTTCTTGCCGTTTTCATTGTAAGCGGTCACTTCATCATCGTTACGGACAATAATAATTCTTTGACCATCATACCACTTACTTACAACCCACGAACCACTAAACCCTTTCAGGTGTTCAAGGTCTTTCATATCGAATATACGATGCATTGGTCTAACTGGTGGTGACCATGTGGCTTCATCACTCTTTGTTAGAAGTACATCAGGGTCAAGTAATGAAGTAATAATTTCTGTCATCTCACTCATGTTGATAGTAGTTGGAGTATCGCTTGCCGCTTCAAATGTATTATAATCCATAGAATAAAATGGTGGAAGTGTATATTGTGGAGGTGGTGCATTTTCCCAAACCTGATTCCAATTACCTTTACCGTGTACTACATCAAGTAATTCTTCAGGTACACCATAAAATAGTCCGGGGCCGGGTTTAGTACCAGCCACGATATTACCATGTGAATCAAACTCACAACCTACATTTGGATAACACTCATGTCCACCATGCCAAGCACCACTATCAAAAGTGTCCATGATAGAATGATTGTTAGGATTTGGTGCGCCGACAGGCCCATCTCTAAGACCGGCTGATTCTACTACTTCATTTGGTGGAGAAAACACCCCGTACTCATCTTCTTCAACACTTGGATTAAAATGTACTATGCTATCAAGATAGTTTCTTGTTTGTTTTGATGTCTTTTCTTTACCTTTAGCAGATAAGTTTTGCATTCCGTGTACATCGGATGTAAGCATTCCAATACCTGCGGCTTGCATACTAAAATCAAACTGTTGAGGATTTAACATTCCCATCATTCTGCGTGGTATAGCGTGTGCAAAATGCCCCTTCCAATCACTTTCTTTGAATGCTTTTTGACTTTCAAACAAAGCATTGTGATACCCTTTATTATGTAACTTATGGTAAAATAATTCTTCATCGGATAATTCATCTTCATTTTTATTTGCTAATTCTTCATCATGGTGTAAACTTTCTATATTTACACCACGAATATTTTTGATATTACCATGTGTGATAATATCTTTAATTGTAGATACAGCCAAAGGACTGTTTAATTTGTTACTTTCTTCAATTAAATTACGAGCATGAACCTTGGCGTTAGCAGTTTTTTCTATTCCTAACATGTTTAACACTTCATTTACACTCATGTTTCCATCTACCATAGAACCATGTTTGTTTAGATGCTTTGCCATATTTGCATGGAATGGGTCATTTTTAGGATTAGGTTTTAATTCGCTGGACAAACCATATCCTGTAGCAGTTAAACCATGTACACTATGTGGTACAGTCATAATATATCTTTGAGCATCACGGAATGCTCTCATAGTATTATCAATATACTGTTGAGGATTAGATTCGTCAAAAGCATCAGGTCTTGCCTCCATCATGGCTGGAATGATTTTATCTCTTGCCACTTCTGCTACCAAGTTTCTATGAGACTTAGCCAAATCGTGTTTAGTGTTTGCTTCTATAGTCCAATAATTATTTTGCTTTTTACCCAAAACACTTTGCATACTCTTTCTTTGAACAGCAGATAACTCTTGCTCTACTTCGGACATTCGGTTTGCAATAGCCTCTTTTTCTTCCGGGTTAGTAAGCCCCATAAACTCGTTATTTAGATTATCTAAGTATTCTGTTAATTTAGATTCTTTTTCAAGAGATGGTAACATACCGCCAACTCGTACCATTCTGTTTATCGCATCATGGACACCATTTGTGGCTCTCGTTTTATTTTTTTGAGTAGTCTTTGCTTGCTCGTTTTCATAATTAAGAGAAGTGATTGTATCATCAAATGTGTTTTTAATTTCATCTTTATTTAATTCGGCGGTTTGAGACATTCCTAACGCTGATTTTAATTCGTGGTGGTCATCGCCTTCTAAGTAATGTAGAATTGCTTTAGGGTTAGTAGTTTGTAAAATCTTTGCTATTGTATTAACAATTTTTAAGGGCATTCTGTTTTTTGGGTTATCAATAAACAGATTTTTCATATTAGAAAAATTAGGTTGAGTTACACCCCAACCGAGTAATTCTTGTAACTGTTTACGAGAGGTTTCCCCACCTACACCACTATCGCCTCTCATGTAATCTTTAAACTTTACAATTGACTTAGGTGCTGGTTGATTAGGATGATTTATTCTACCAGTTAATTCATTTAAGAACCAACTATTTCTTGCACCATGATGAATATGAGTATCTGAAGGATTGGCACCAAAAGATGATTCAGGTCGTAATACCTTATTTGGCATATGAGTAATAAAAGTATTAGGTGCTAAATGACTACCATATTTTTTTCTATCGGCTTTACTGGTAAATCTAATTTCATGTTCATACTGTGGTGAAAGTGAAGATTTGTGTTCAGCAAAATTATTTTTATCAGTTAAACCCTCTCGTAAATTACCACCATCTGTTTTATGTGGTACACTTATATTCATTGGAGAAAGTAAGTTTTGCAAGGATATGGCATCAGAATGATAAACATATTTTTTACTTTTCTCATCATAACTACCATGTGCTTTTTGTTTTTCAGGCATAAAGTGATATGCGATAGATTTGTTATTTTCATTAGGATGAAGGTATTCTGTTCCTGTGTCACTTACATCAAATAAATCTGATACACCATCTTCATTAGCGGCAATAGAATGAATCATTTCAAGATAAGTAGTAAGAGTCATACCACCTCCACCTGTACTTTGGAATGGTTGTGACCAAAACTTACCCGGCCCATATGTATGTTTACCATCTTCAGATAGTTTCCAATAATCGGGCTTTTCCTCTTCAGGGTGAGGGCCATGCACCGCAGTAAATAAGGCACGATGATTACGAAAATCCTTTATTCGTGATTGTAAAGTACCACGAGTCCTCGCAAGATTTGCAATATAATCTACCATATTATCGTCAATTATTGGCCCATCTATTTTTCCATGAATAGGATGGTTTTCTAATAATTGGCGATTTGAAGGGTCATATCCAGCCAAATAAAGTAAATCCTCTTTAGTCATTCTTACTCTTTTAACATCCTTCTTGTGTTTCATTGCTCCTAATTTTCCATCTCTTTTAAGTGTTCTAAAATGGTCGTTAGATGCACTTCGTAAATCTTCCCATCCCATTTCTTTCATAGGATTTTTTCCTATCCGTAATCGAGGTAGAAATCTTAGTTTATTGTGTTTTAACTTTTCACGACTATTTACATGCTCATCATTTATACTTTCAAGAATATGGTCTGCAAATGACCTTTCACCTAATTCATCCATAGGAGTATGAGACACTTCACCTAATGCTTGTTGGAAAAATCTGTCATCTTCATGATTATGATAATCAGTATCGTTAGATTCCTGTCTGTAATGTGAGTTTCTTCCGGGCATTCCCATATCTCTAATTGCCCAATTCATTTCAGGAGTCATTCTCATTAGTTTATTATATGCTAAACGGGCTGAAGGTATTCTTTCACCATTAGGTAACTCAATTTCATCGTGATTGTCTACTCCTTTTTCTTCTATGTGTTTTTGAATAGCAGTACGCTCTTCAGGTGAAAACCATTCAAGACCGTACATATACGCACGATGACCAAGATTTTTTGGATGATATTCTTTATCATCCATATAATCACTACCACTAACATCATGTTCATTAGAAACCCAATCATTTGCTCTATCGTTAAAGTGAGCGTGTCTCATTGCTTCTTCTGCCTCTAAAGCATTCAAACCCATGCCGATAAACTCTTCATTCATTTGTGAGTTTTCTTTTTTCCAACGGTTAAAATCTCGATGGTAAAAATCTTCTTGATGGCGATTAAGTGTCTTAGGTGTGTTTACATTACCTAATAATTTAGTATGTTTAGTTTTATCATTAGGATTTTGATAACCTGCTAATAGAGAATGACTTGAAGGTAGATGTTTTAGAAGTTTTTGCTCAAACTCCCTTTCATCTTCTATGTGTCCGTTGAATACATGAGAGCGTAGCATCTCAACAAAGTGAGGCATTTCGCTTTCAGCGTGTTGCCTTCTCAATGGGTGATTTAATTCGTGAAAGGGAAAATGATGTTTTTGGTATGCGCTTTTTGGACTTTTAGGATTAAAGTAAGGCCAAACAGCAAATCTATTGTGGGCTTCTTCAGGACTTTGTAAGCCATCCATCCAAACATGTCGAGTAGGCTCTCCGTGAGTGTGGTGGTTTGAAAGTAAATATCCTTCTCCGGGGCGATAAACATTTATTTCTTCTTGCTTCGCCGCATCTTTTTCTCTTTTTTCTTTTTCAGATTCTTTCAGGATTATTTCTTCTGCCGTTAGTTTTAACGACTTGTACACGATGTCAGTTGGGACATCTGTGTTTTCGTATGCGATGATATATTCAGCCGCAGAAGTACGAAGGTCTATTCCATCTTCAAGAGATTTCAATAACTCGTTTGCACAAATATCGAAATGTTGTGTTGACATTTATTCACCGCCTACTGCGATGAACCTTCACCAGCAGAATCTTCTCTTTCAACACCAGTGCCAGCATGAGGATTCATACGACCACCGAGTTTACCTAAGTCTACTTTCTTGCTGTCTTTTGCTCTTTTAGGTTTACCATCTTCACTGTCAATAGTTTTACCATTAGAGGTATAATATGAAGTGCGAGTTTGACCGCCGGATTCAGTAAATAGTTGAGGGTTTATATCTGTGATTTTTTCTTTAGGAAGAGGTTTTGGGTTAGCCATTGCTTCTACACCCTTTGCCATTTTACCACCGCAGCCCATCTTCATGCATCCCATCTTAGCCATCTTGCCACCACATTCAGGACAGTCTTTACAAGTACATGACCCTTCACCACATTCTTTGCAAGATTTCGCTTTAATTATGCGGTTAATCCTTTGCTCTAATTCAATTGCTTTGTTTAGTAACGGTGATTCGTCGTATCGTGGTTTCATTGTGCAACACCTCTTGCGTCGTTTGCCATGTCATGAATATCCTCCCATGACATATTGTGCATTTCTTCATTTGAAATTGAAGTAACATTTTGTTTATTAGATTTCATAATACCAGTTGATAAATCCATATCGCCTCTAAATGGGTCTACTTGTAAATCTTCTGTAAATGGTGTACTTACATTCACAAGACCCATTTTTCGCAATAATGCTTGAGGGTTATTAATCAACTTTTTAAGAGCCGCATTTTCAGCCTTAATTACATTCAAATTACTGTCCATAATCTCCATTTTGTTAATGAGTACACCCATCAACCTTTCCGCATTATCCGAAGATTCAGTCATGTTACCACCTCAAACTTTTCTACCGTAAGAACCGGCAGAGCGTTTGTAATTCTTGTTAAGTTTTTGGGAAGAAGTAAACCCAAGTCTGTTTCCTTCTGCAATAGCATTGGTCTTAGGTTCTTCAAACTTCAACACAGGAACACCGCCAGCAAATATATCTCTTGGCCCTGTAGGAGACACTACATCACTTTTAGTAATTTCATTCTGTAAATCATCAGCAAGGAAATCACTTAATTTTTGTACTTCAGTAAGATGTTGCTTGGCTAAACTACCATCACCATTTTCTAAAGCATCAATAAAAGCCTTCTGTGCCTGTTCCATTTTTCTTGCCATAGGATGCATTTTAATTAAGTCCATATTTATCCCTGCTGTGTTACTCTCATGTATTACCTGTTTAAGAGACTTATGCACCTCTTAGGTTTCTCGCATCTCTTATTGCTGTACTATTTCTTTGTTGAAGTGTAGGTGGAGGGCCTCTTTGTTGGACATTAGAAATTGGTGAACCACTTCCTAATGTAGTACGCCTTTGTGGTGCCGCAGGGCCACGATTACGAAGCCCCATACCTTGACCTCCCGGTTGTGGTGGTGGCATAATTTGTTGTGCCATTTGCGGTGGCATTTGCGGCCCCGCACCCATCATAGGTGGCATTCCGCCCATTGGCATTCCTCCACCCGGAGGCATACCCGGAGGCATACCCGGAGGTGGTGCGCCACCCGGAGGTGGTGCTTGTTGTTGTGGTTGAGGTTCAGGTCGCTTGTAAGTAAAGCGAATATCACGGTTAGCGGTGTCCTCCATCAATTCAGGTGCAAATCCAAGTTGAGCCATACGCTGTGCAACATTCAACTCTTGCTCATCACGGCGTAGTCTTGTAATTTCATCTTCTTCTTCATTTGGATATAGAGTTAATTTCCAATCACTAATATCCATTTGCTTTAGAAGGCGTGGGAATAATACTTCGGTGTAAACTTTTTGACCAAACTCTACTGCACGATTTGTAACAAGTATCTGCATACCTTCATTATTCAAACCACCGGATTTTCCGCTATCTATCATAAAGACTGATGAAACACCAAAGAAAGCCGCCATACGATTTCTTATTTCATCACGAACAGCGATGTATTGCATTTCTTCAAGAGTGTCCATAAACTTGACCCAATTTACACCACCACGACCTGTGGCAGATTCAATACCAACCTTTGGAATATAGTGCGGGTCACGCTCCATTTTTTCATCAACGGCCTTCCAAAACGATTTCATAGATTCAAGATTATCTGTAGTTACAGATACAATACCCTTTGGCATTCTTCGCTTTTGATACGCTGTATAGATGTAATTATCCATAGCGGTAAGTGTCATTGCTTGTCTCCACATGGTATTAACAGGAGAGCGACCATACAGTTTAGATGGGGTATATTTGCTTACATGTAATACTTCTCCTTCAGTAAAGTACTGTGTTTTACCTGAACCAGCCATATTTACATAATGTACATCATGTAATTCAGAACCACAAATATCACAAGTTTCATCTTCAGCATTGGTTTTTATTTCCTCTCTATGGATTAAACAGGTCTTATAACGACCACCACGGACTCCACGCTTATCTGCAACAATACGCATAAAGATAGGGTCACCACGCATAATTTCTTTTACACGGAAGAACGCAACTTCTTTTGTTTTAGGGTCAATAAAATATTCTTTTACAAGAATAAGAAATGCATCATCTACTACATTTAGGTCTGCTTCAATTTCATTTAATACATGTAAAAATGACTGTTCCATACTGTTTTCTTGTTTTAGTAACCACTTAGCATATGTTAATTCGTCAATATCAGGTGTTCTAACTGCACCTCCACACTCTTTACATGCTTCAACTTCGCTTTGATATTCTTCTTCACAGACAGTACATTTACGAGCAAACTTCTTTTCCCAATAATACCCTCTTCTAAACATTTCTTGTCTTAATTTAGCCAATACAGTGCGTAAAATTAGAGATTCATTGCTTACTGCATATAATGCAGGTATAGTAATACCTTGCGCCATAACAGGTTCTTGAATACCACTTGTCCAAAGTGGCATAGTAGGAGTAGGTGACTCTTTACGCTTAAACGGACTACCAACGGCACTTAAAAATCTACTAATTCTTCCCTTTTCTTCTGCCATCACAATCCCTCTGCATATCCGCCTATGGTATCAGCATCCAAGCCCCACTCACTTAAGAGAGATTGGGCCTTGTTTTTATGCTCTTTCCAATTATTAAAAGTTACAAGTTGATACAATTCATTCTTTCGCATTGAATCTTTTTCATCAATATAATTCATTACTGCTTTACCTTGTAAAGATTTTAATTTTAGATGAGGAAGAATACCTTTTAACAAGGCACGAATAGAATCCTTTGAAGAGAAAATAAGTCGGTGTACTGGTTTAACTGTATTCTTTGCTAACTTTTGGTCAGATACAAGACGACCACATTCAAGTAATTTTTGTAATTCCTCACAATGCATTTTACCTTCTGCACCACTGGCTACAATTGTAACACGAGGGTCACCACGCTTAGAGATAAAGATGCTTCCATCAGCATCTACAAACCCTGCTGTGTATGCCCAAATGTCCTTAATGATAAGCCCATCATTACCCATTTTTACAAATGTACCTCTTGAAGAACCTCTGTAAACATCTACTTCTTCACCATACATTTTGATTAGACTTCCTAACTTACTTGTGGTCATAGATTTGTCAAGCACATCCATACCTCTTCTCAAAATCTCTCGACTATTTAGTGGCCCTTCTTTTTCTAAAATATTAGATGTAAAGTTTAATGCTGAAATATCATGCTTAGATAATAAGTCAATTTGGTGTAAAGTATTTCTCCACATTTTTTGAGCATCTTTCTTTAACCCTAAAGCAGATACCCAATTATCTTGGTCTGCGGTATTCCATTCAGATTTATCATTAATGTGTTGTAAGACTGTAACTGCTTTTAGATATTGTTGACAAGCCTTTTGCAAACTTGTACTTCTTGCCTCTCCAAACTTTCTAAGAGCCTTGAGAGTTTTATCATCTAACCCTATATTACGGATAACATCATCCAATCCTTCTGACCAAGACAATCCTTTGATTGTGGTATCAACTTCCATAGCCTTGAGAGTACGAATATCAGTTATTATGCTGTCATAATCATTTTTATTAGACTTGTCATGACGGCGCATTTTTCTACACATACGGATAATAGAATTAGCATCCTTGCCGTAATGGGACTCAAACCAACCATCTCCATTTTCAGGAAATGATTTTTTAGTTACATGAGTGTTTTTGAATATTGTAGATGATTCTAAAGGTATAGTGTGGTTTTGAAAATGAGGGTGCTGTGATATATTTTGAATAACCATTTTTGAAAAGTCGTCAGTTACATCGAGGGGCGAATCGTAGACATCACCTATCAACATACTTCCCCACATAATGACCACTCAATTGACCTCTTTAATAAACTATTTCTTCTTATCCTTGTCTTTAACAGCGACTTTTTTGGGTTTGGCTACAGTAATTACCATAATCATTCCACCTTTCTTTGGTTTTTCTTCTTCGCCCTTTGCTTTCAAAAAGCCCATTATATAATCCATATTTATCATGGTATCATCCATCCATCTGCTAAACTATCTGTTTTGTGGTTTCTATGTGGTTTGCCGGTTAGCCATTCATCAAATCCGGGCATTACATCATCGAGTAGTACTATTGAACCCTTAAACTCCTTTGTAGCCCAGTTAGCAAGTGCTAACGCCATAGCCAAGTCATCATGAGTACCTACACTCTCTAACTTACCATTCTTCTGCATACCAAAGCGGTTCAATTCTGTTTCTAATTTGTGAGTAAACTCTCTACTTCTTTTATCCCCATACGGAGTTTGAATCTGCCCTTGCTCAAATGCCATCAGTAATGACATAAACATACTTTCTTTGCGCTGTCGGGTAGTCATGAATGTTTTAATTGGAATATCATTCCTCATCTCTTGCAATTCTGCGGCGAACATTCGCTGGAAGTTGTTACCTTCTAATTCTATTAAATCGGGTTGAAAGCGATTATTCATCAAAAGAATCTGCTTTTTCTGCGCTAAACCACCAACTCCTTTTTCGTGGAATACACCTACAATTTGCTTTATATTATCTTCCGGTGGGGTACGAAGCACCACCATAGCGGTAAAGTCAGCATTCTTATCAGAAGCAATTGCTGTGTCCCAACCTATGAAGTGCTGTCCAAATACACCAGCCGCTTCACCATCTTCGTTATATTCTGTATCAGCCCTGTCAAGTAAAACCAATTCTTTATTACGAGCATTTTCTAATACTGTATTAGGGAACATACTTGCAACATCATGAATAGGTTCACAAAGATATTCACGAGAAAATTGTATCGCTGGCATAGATAAACGCCTATGTTCAAGAGAATCTAAATCCCACCTTTCAGGCCATAGTGCCTCACCCTGCTCGTTAATAGCCGGATAAGTTTCAACAGTAAATGTTTCAGTTTGCTCAAGTTGAGAGTATAAATCGTTATACGAGAACGGTGTACCTACCATCATTAATCTACCTGTGTGGTGCAGTACAGGAAGTAATACACCGTAGAACCAATCAGCCGCACGCTGTAATTCAGTACCAGTAGTACCCCACAAAATATCGTCACATACTACGACATTCGGGTGGAATCCACGAGTACCTCCACCAGTAGATTTAGCCATCATACGGCTACCATTGTTAAACTCAAAGTAGGTTTTTCTCCAAGGTCTACCTTCAGGAATAAGATGTCTAAGTATCGGGGTTCCTTCTATATTATTACGAATAAAACGCATATGTTCAAGAGTCTGTTCAAGAGAGTGAGAGAAAATCATTACATGTGTGTTAGGTTGAAAAGCGGCTATCCATAGAGCGTAACTCATAAAGAAAACAGATTTACCGTGGTCACGACTTGCTTTAACGCAATAGTATCGGTTTTCTTCCAAACCCTCATCCCAACTTTTGTGGTGGTCTGAATAATCAAATCCTAAGATTTCGGTGAAGAAGTATTGGAAGGACTTGGCAGACATCTTTCTGTCCATGTCCATGATAAACTCATTCATATCGGTCATGTAATCACCTGACCATCTTATCTAAGTACAATCCCATGACGATAGAGCCAACTTCATGCGGGTCAGCCTTGTGGAATAAATCACCAAACTCGTTGAATATCATATCAACAAACTTTCTAAAATGTTTATTAGGCACTGTAATTGGTTTTCTAACAGGATTTTTCATTCGATAAACAGTAGACCTTGCTTTTCTTTCTTGCATATCTCTTATGTGCGCTTGTAAATCTTCAGCAGATACATTTGGGAATTGAGCCGCTAACTCTTGCATTTGAGCATCAGTATTAGGCATTTGCATAGCATCTATTTTTGCCCTATCAATATCAGATGCCATCGGTTGTTGATTTTGTTGGAAACGACCATCATTGATTAAAGCATCTATAGGGTCTACAGGTGCCGCAGCAGGTGCCGCAGCAGGTGCCGCAGCAGGTGGTGCAGCAGGTGGTGGGCCTGTAATCCCTGCTGCTCTCATTTCCTCTTCTCTTTTTCTTGCTGCTACTACTGATGGATGATTAGGTGATAAAGTTACTTTTTGCCCTTCTCGCATTATATTCTTACTACCGGGTTCGGGAATAGGGAGTTGTGTTTGAGTAGCAGGTGCAGGTGCAGCAGGTGCCGGAGGTTGATTGAATGTTAGTTGGCGACCCGGTAAATGGGGTTCTACGGGTGCTTGAGCAGGTTGAGGTGCAGGTGGTGCAGGGGCGGCTGGTGCAGGTGGAGTAGTAGGTTGAGGCACACCTGAAACATTTTGTGTTGCTACACTTGCCCCTAAAGTTTGGACTTGGTTATTATTAGGTAAAGTAGTGTTCAATGGGCCTGATTGACCCACTTGAGCAGGTTGAGTAGGTTGAGTAGGTTGAGTAGGTTGAGTAGGTTGAGCAGGTTGAGCAGGTTGAGCAGGTTCAGCAGCAGGGGTAGATGAAGTAGTTGGAAGTGGTACACTTATCGCTTCTCCCGTTGT